TCAACTGCTTTTTGAAACAAACTAATCTTTCGATTTAGTTCGTTGTCTGCTAAAATTTGATAGTTCATTTGGTTCTCTCCGATTGAACATTGAGCCTGATGTAAGAGATCAGGCTTTTTCTTTGTAACCAAGCTCAAAACTCATTCCAAAATCTTCGATGTCATCTTGAAAAAGATCATCAATAGACTGCTTACTTTCCATCCATGCCTTTGACATAACAAAAAGTGCATTCAATTTTTCTTCACTGATCATTCGATATTTCTTGAGTACAGTTTTGAATCCAAGAACATCCAATAGCACCAAACAGTTTTCAAGCTCTGTCAAGCCGTTGGATTTCTTGTCATTTTTCATTCGTGAAAGTGTGCTTGGGTCTATACCTAATTGCTCTGCAATCATGCTTTGATTGCTAGATGCAAGTGCTTGCAAGACTCTTGAAACTTCATTTCTCGCTCTTGCAGATACTTCCGTAGATACTTTGCTCATGGTTGTTCCTAAGCGCTTGCTGTAGTTCGTTTAATTGGTTCTTTTCCACTTGCTAGGTCTCTGATCTGGTATTCACGAGCTAGAGGAATTTTCTCATCAGACCACTGGTAAACAGCTGGTGGTTCAATTCCTAATAGCTTTGCTAACCCAACACCATTAACACCAAGCAATGTATAAGCTTCTTGTTTGGTCATTAGTCCAATCCTAAAAATAAGATTTCTTAGTATTAAAACAAAGATAACTTATTTTTGCAAGATGTAAGATAACTTATATGAAGAATCTAGAAACAATGGGGCAGCGTATTCGCGCCTTAAGAAGAGAAAAGAAATTAACTCAAGGCGAATTAGCTAAAATCGTCGGGGTTAGTGCGCCTAATGTTACTGGTTGGGAGAAAGACGCATATGCGCCTAAAACTGATCCATTGAGTAAAATGGCTAATTATTTTGGTGTGTCTACTTCGTACATAACTAATGGTGATGAAAGTGGTCCACAATTAGACAGCAACAGCGCTCAACTAAATGTTCTAGATATCGAAGCATTCAAGAAAAAATACAATATTCCAGACAGTGAAGACGCTGTTAAATTTGCTCAAACACCAGTAAAACCATTCCCTATGCAAAAAAGATATGTGCCTGTTAAGGCTTACTCAAAAATGGGCATGGATGGCTATTTCACAGATATGGGCTACGACGGCAATGCTGGAGATGGATATGTTCCAACTCACTCAGCAGGACCAAGAGCCTATGGCATAAAGGGCACTGGCGATTCTATGTTTCCTGCTATTCGTAATGGATGGTATGTAGTTTGCGATCCTGATGCAGAACCAGTACCAATGGAGTTTGTGCAAGTTTGTTTAAAGGATGGACGCTGCACAATTAAAGAGTTTATTGGCATACAGAATGATGTATTAAGCCTTATTGCGGTCAATGGTGGTGAGCGCCTTACTTTTAATATGGATGAAGTAGAAAGCATTACAGCTATTACTGACATCGTTCCACCAAGTCAACATAAACAAGAACATCCAAATAGTTATTAAAAAACTGTGAACCCGACACAGTACTTAAAATGTATCTGAAGGAGAAACTATGAAATTTAAAGATAATTTACCTGACAAATACAAATCCAAGATCGTTACTGTAGGCTATCTTGAAACTCATGATGATCACAAAGCACGACTAGAATTAGAATTTGAAAATGGGATGAAGTTGACTATATATGATGTTCCTAAACAAGAGTATCTAAAATTAAACTCTTGCAAATATGGTTGGGAATATTATTTTGCTGATACCATTTATCCAAACTACAAAGACCAGATTGAAATGATTAAGAATTAGATTCGTCCAAGAATTTCAAAATCATCTCAATTAATTCAATTTTGGCATCAACATTTATCCTGGTTAATTTTTCATAATTATCCGATCTCTCAAGAATAATGGATTTATTCCTAAGATCTTCAAAGCATGATCTTAATTGATATAAAGATTCTTTTACTTCATTTAAACACATAACAAACTCCGCCCAACCCACCCAGCGTGGGTTTTCTTTTGCCTATTAAAACATGAATCATGGTTAATAGAAATATTAACCTCTGTTAACTTTTTACTTGACTAACAAATTAACCATAGTTAATATTTATCTCACAGACAACAAAAAAGCCCCGACAGTTTGGCGACGCGGGACTTTTACTCAACGAGTGAGGTCATTATGAATATAAAAGCCAACATAGTCAAATCCATGGGATTCGTAGGAGTAGTTAGTGCTCTAACTGCTGCTTATGCCTTCACCCCTGCTAATAACGAACCTGTAACGGTTGCAGCTCCTTTCAAAGTTGAATCAATCGACCCTGAAAATGAACAAGCAGTACTTCAAACTGCAAATGAAAAGTTCACATTAGAAGTTGATTTTGATGCTCAGTACTCAATTGATGGCAACGGCTATCAAGCTTGGCGTGAAGTTGAAATTAACGAGATTAAAGACATTCGCGTTTATGACGAAGATGGCGAGGTATTGGCTTACGTTGATCGTTTGGACGTAGTTGAGATTAAAGATCTTATCGAATCAGGGATTAGAGAGCGCATTTAAGCGCTCCGTGGAGAACGTTATGACTAACACATGGAAAAACTGCGTTATTGGAATGATCATTTATTTCCTTTTGCTAATTGCAGCTCTATACGTGCTTTACGCTGTGATCTGCCCTGCTGTGTGGAGTGTGTGAGATGAATGCCCATCCTGAACTTATCGAAATCACACGCTTAAATCATCGAATAAATGATGCAGTAAGTGATCTGCTAAGTCTTTCAAATGAATCTAACATGATCGTAACTCAAAGCGGAAACATGATTAATTTTAATTATGTGGGGCGTGGCACAGAAAGCATTGGATTGACTATAAGCGACCAATATTCAACAAAAACTAGAACGGCTTATTTAACTGAAACACTTAGCCGACTTAATCAAATCAAAGCTGAATTAGCAGCCTAATGAGAACAAATCTGCGCAATTTATCCAAAAAGTTAGGAAGTTGTGCAGATATTTGCTCGGAGAATAGAGATGAATACAACCTCAACAGCCAAACCTAAAAAGAAAAAGAAGAAGAAAAACTCAGTCAAATTTGAGTACTGCTTCTGCTGTAAAGATTTGATGCAAGTTACAAAAGATGGTCAATGCACTGCTTGTTATAGCTACATAGTCATGTAGGAGAATAGAGATGAATGCTCAAGTTAATGAATTACAAGTATTAGAACAAAACGTTATTGTTGCTGCTTTTGCTAAGCGTGGTGGCACAGATGAATTGTTTGAACATATTGCTCAAGAAGTTCGCTCACACGTTCCAGATGTGACAACCAAAAAAGGTCGTGATGCGATTGGTTCTCTTGCTATGAAAGTAAGTAAATCAAAAACGTTGATCGAGAAATGCGGTAAAGAACTGGTTGCTGAACAAAAGGCTCAGATCAAACTAATTGATGATGACCGCATTGCAATCGTTAAAAAGTTTGATCAATTGCGTGATGAGATTCTTGCACCGCGTGATGCGTGGGAAAAGGCAGAAGAAGATCGTGTTAAGAAACATCAAGACGCAATCATTGGTATCAAGATGCCTGCTGATCTTTTGCAAAACCACCCTACTGAGTGGACAAGCGAAAATATCAAAGTCGCTATTAATGACTTAGAAAATGTTTGCATCGATTCCTCTTTTGAAGAATTCGAACAAGAAGCCAAAATCGCAAAATTGGAAACACTTGAAAAGCTACGCACTGCCCTGACTGCACGTGAAAAATATGAAGCCGAACAGGCTGAATTAGATCGTTTGCGTCAAGCTGAAATTGAGCGCCAGCAAAAAGAACGTGATGAGGCTATTGCTCGTCAAGCTGCTGAAAATGCACGAATCGAAGCTGAAAAGAAAGCTCAAGCAGAGCGTGAACAGGCTGAAAAATTAGCTCGTGAATCTGCTGAGCGTGAAGCTCGACTTAAAGCAGAACATGAAGCCGCAATCTTGCGTGAAGAAAAACTAAAACAGCAAGCGATTGAACAAGCAAAACAAGCTGAGACTCAAAAGCAGCAAGCGATTGAAGCGGAACGCTTACGCATTGAAGCCGAACAAGCTGCAAAGATTAAAGCTGATCAGGAAGCGGAAGCAGCGCGTTTAGCGAATAAAGAACACATGCGCTCAATCAATCGTGAAATTTTGAATAAGTTTTGTGAAATCGGACTAGATGAAGGTCAGGCAAAAGCGGTTATTACTGCGATTGCAAACAACCAAGTTCCGCATGTTTCAGTCAAATATTGAGGATTAGAAGATGAATGCACCTGCAAATAACAATATTGTTCTAGCTCAAATGCACAAAGTGGCTGTGGCGTTTGACATGGTTGATGTGGATCCAGAGCAGTTAAAAAAGACATTAATTGACACTGTGTTTAAAGGCGCGAATGACGTGCAGCTTGTCAGTCTTTTGATTGTTGCAAACCAGTACAAGCTTAATCCTTTTACCAAAGAAATTTATGCATTCCCTGCCAAAGGTGGCGGTATCACACCTGTTGTTGGTATTGATGGATGGGCGCGCATTATTAATGACAATCCAGTATGTGATGGCATCCAGTTTGAACAAGATGATGAATCATGCACATGCAAGATTTTCCGCAAAGACCGCAACCACCCTACTGTTGTGACTGAGTATTTATCCGAGTGTCAGGGTAATTCAGAACCTTGGAAAAAATACCCAAAACGGATGCTACGTCATAAGGCTTTAATTCAATGTGCCCGTGTTGCCTTCGGCTTCTCAGGTATTTATGACGAAGACGAAGCTCGTCGTATTGATGATTGTCATATCCCTACCGTTCAGACTGTTAGTTCAGATGTCCCTCAAGGTTATGAAGCCTATGAGCAGCAGCATTTAGATAACATGCGCGCTTTGGCAATGGAAGGCACAGAAGCCTTGCAAACTGGCTACGCTGAATTGCCTCAGGGCGACTGCAAAAAATACTTCTGGACTAAGCATAGCGCTTCATTAAAAGAAGCAGCACAACATGCTGATCAACCACAAGGGCAAGTGTATGAACATTCTCCAGCGTAGTGAAGATTGGCATTCGGAACGCTGTGGCAAAGTCACAGCAAGCCGTGTAAAGGATTTAAATGCAAGGCCCAATAAAGGCAAAGCTTTAAATGCATTGGGTTTAACTATTCTAGCTGAGCGCCTCACTGGCGTTCAGAAGGAAATCCCAACTAATTCAGTAATGCAATGGGGTATCGACAACGAGCCTCATGCAATAGCGGCTTATGAAAATGAGACGGGTAACTTTGTAGTCGGAACAGGTCTAATAGACCACCCTTACATTGAAATGTTCGGGGCTTCACCTGATGGTCTTGTGGGTGATAAAGGTCAAATCGAAGTTAAGTGCCCAGACACTACAACGCATTTGAATACCCTTCTGACTAAGCAAGTTCCAGATGAGCATATACCTCAAATCACTAGTCAGTTGGCTTGTACTCGTCGTGAATGGTGTGACTTTGTGAGCTATGACCCACGTCTACCAGAAGATCTACAGATCATCATTATTCGTGTCTTAGCTAAAGACTTGGCTATAGAAGCATTAGAGCAAGATGTTCGTAAATTCAACAAAGCTATAGATGACGCAATTAAAACTTTGAAGGTGGCAGCATGACAGATCAAGAATACAGAGGGAACATGAACTACCCTTTTCAAGATCACATCGTCTTGAATGTCGAAGAAAATGTAGTTCCTTTCCCAAGAACAAATCTGCGTAAGTGTCAGCATGCCCAAGTTGAAATTGACACTAAAGCTTTGGAACTTACATGCATGAAGTGTGGAGCAAAAGTAAACCCTGTGATGTGGATCAAAGACACTATGAAGTATTGGTCTCGACAGCAAGCAAGGATTACAGAGCAGAAAAAGCAGATTAGTGAAGACCTTGAGGAGCTGAAGAAAAGAGCCAGAACCAAGTGTCATCACTGCAACAAGATGACTGCTATTAATTTAAAGAATCTCAAATTTACAGTAATTGGGTGATGACATGACAGATTTGAATAAGGAAAGAGAGCTTTGCAACCAGTCTTTTGAAAAGTATTGGGATGATTTCTGCGAAGCTTATGGGAATGGTTTTGACAGATCCTTAGCAAAATTATTCTTTGCAAATGCTTGGGGTGAAGCCAAAGCTCAGGCGGTGCCAGAAGGCTACGTTTTAATGCCATTAGAACCCACTCAAGAAATGCTTGGCGCTGCAAACCTTGCACCAATGCCTATGGTCCATATTGACAGCATATCTGGTAGAGAGAAGCTTCGTATATCTACTCAATACAAAGCAATGGTTAATGTTTTCAAATCGGGAGCTAAGGGATGAATGCACAAATTTTAGATCCATGCTGTGGCTCTCGCATGATGTGGTTTGACCGGAACAATCCAAATGTAGTTTATGGGGATATCAGAAAAGAGGAACATACATTGTGTGATGGTCGCTCCTTAGTGATTGAACCGGATGTGATGATGGACTTTCGCAACATGCCTTTTAATGATGGCCAATTTACTTTAGTTGTGTTTGACCCTCCTCACCTGGTGAAAGCAGGAAAGCAAAGTTGGCTAGCTGCCAAGTATGGAAAGTTGTCAGAAGATTGGCGCGAAGATATTCGTAAAGGTTTTGCTGAGTGCTTTCGAGTGTTGGCCAATGGCGGTGTTTTAATTTTCAAATGGAATGAAACACAGATCAAAGTTAGTGAAATTTTAGCGCTCACAGATCAAAAACCATTGTTTGGACACATTAGCGGGAAACGTAGCAATACACATTGGATTACTTTTATGAAAGCGGAAAGTAAGGAGGGGTGAAATGTTATTGACTACTGATGAAGTTGAACTAATCAAAACATGTGATGAAAGCCCTGAACAATATATTGCAGTTTTTCTAGGTCAACAGATTGGATATCTCCGATTAAGACATGGCGAATTTAGAGTTGATTATCCTGATTGTGGTGATGAGACCATTTTGTATTCTCAAGAGCCACAAGGCGATGGGTGTTTTGAAGAAGATGAACGTGAGTACTTTTTGATGACAGCTAAAAAAGCAATCGTTAAGAAGTTTAATGAGATGGAGGGGTGAAATGACAGCGATTGCAAATATAGGTAGTAACTTTGTCGTAGCGTTGCCACCTTCGGATATTTGGCTAAATGACTCCCAAGCTGCTGAGTTCTTGGGTTACCGAGATGTACACTTTAAGGCAGCAGTTTGCTGCCTGCCAACCTTTCCTAAACCGCGCTATGTTATTAAATGCGGTCAAGGAAGACGCTGGAACTTGGCAGAGCTATCAAACTGGTTGAATGAACAATCGGATGATGAGCCAAAGAAAGGAAGACCACGCAAACGAGGCTAATCAAGCCTCGTTGCAATTTCGCTTGCAGTAGCATTGTAGTAGATCATTAAACTTCTTAAGTCTTTATGCCCAATCATCCGGGCTAAGTCTAAAACTTCTAATTTCCTTGCAAGGCGTGTGCAAGCTTCATGGCGTGTGTCATGAAAGTGCAAGTCAGTGATTTGACATCTATCTCTCAATTTACGCCAAAGCGTATCAAAGCTTTGGGAATTACAAGTAAAGACCTGCTTTTTATCAATACCTTTTAATAATGTTAGGAGTTCTACAGCACGCTTAGATAAAGGCACATTTCGCTTTGTGCCATTCTTTGTTTCGTTCAAAACAAGATATCGATCTTTTAAGTAAACTCGATCCCAAGTTAAGCCGACAATCTCTCCAGCACGCATTGCAGTCTCAATTGCAAAAAGGAAAGCAATAATAATTTGCTGAGTAGAATTTACCGGGACATTGTTATCCCAATTTGCTGCAAGACATAATCTATCAATTTCATCTTGGGTAATTCGTCTATCACGGTGCTTTGATGGTGGGGGTAAAGTCAAGTCAGCCATTGGAGACTCTTTAATCCACTTCCATTCTTTCCGGGCAACAGTAAATAAAGAAGCTAAAATATTTGCTTCACGTCGGACAGTAGCACCCTGCACTTCTTTTAATCGGGAGTCGCGCCATTGCACTAAATCGTCAGTTGTGACTTTGGCCAATTGTTTTTGACATAGCTTTTTATACTCACGCTTGAAGAAAGCCATTCGCTTGACTTCATTCTCATGAGTTTTCTTTTTAACACTCACTTCATTTAAGTAGCGTTCAATAGCTTCTAAAAAAGAGTGATCTGGTAATTTGCCATGCGATTGTTCGCGTAACTGAGTCTCGCGTTTAGATGCCCAAGCTCTTGCTTGGGCTTTTGTATCAAAGGTTGCACTTTCGCGAATTCCGTTTACACTTATCTCGGCTCGCCATGTGTCGTTGCGTTGTCTAAATGAAGCCATAATTTTTGTGGCGTAATCTTGGCGTAATTGTGATAACCGAAATAATAGGAAAAAATAAGAAATAATAGAAGTACACATCATTATCCAATTTGGCATTTGTTTGTTTTGTATGAAATAATAAGAAAAGATAAAAAAACCTAAGAAGTTGTTATTTTTAGTCAAGTGCCCGCCGAGCGCACCATTTATTTTTTTATTACATACCACTGATTTTTACTTTTAGATCTGTGACAGATGCCCCTACAGCACCGATATTACCGATCGGACCATTTTGTACCCCATTGAAAACCGTAGCATTACTTTGCCCAGTCGTGCCTAGAGTGACATTACTTAAACCACCATCCAATTTGCTTGAATCACCAGTATTTCCAAATACAAAACCGCCAGTCTCCACACCAGAATAGAAGTTATTTAGAGAAAAGCCATTGGTCGTATCTGTCGCTTTTAAACTTAAATTAAACGTAATCCCTGTAGAATAAGAATTTGTAGGAGTCTGTGTATCTGTATAATTTGATACTAATGTAATTGGACACCCAGCACTACAAATCGAGCTAATCGCGCCTCCAAACTGGATCATATGCCCCTGCGGAGCATTGCCGAGCTGAATGTTCATTTTTGGTGCATTACCAGACACAAAATTTATATCGATATTACTGCCAACACGTAGGAGTTCTTTGACATCACTAGTTAAATTCGTTCCTGTGAATATGGATTTGGAAGCCGTTGAGCTAGAAGTTGAATTTGTTCCTGCCAAGTAAATCGAAAAAGGTGAAATCGTCAGGCCAGTGATTTGATTTGCAAAGGAAACCGCCAAATTTGCAAATGCTTTATTATTGATACCACCATCTGTATCGGCGACGATATTTAAACTTGGAGTATTATTTGCACCATTAAAAGTAAGTGTTGTTGGGCTTGCATTTCTAGTTGCCACAACTAAACTTGCCCTATTAGCATATGAAGTTGCCTGTGCACCATAACCATTTGTATCAATCAAAGAAACTTGATTAAATTGTACTTTATTAATACCTATACCAATATTAATACCATCCTGCCCTGTAGTAGCTGACAGACTTTGGTCGTCTAGTGGCTGCATTGCAAAAGTGAAAGGTGCAAAGCAAATAAGACTTATACATCCGAGTATTTTATTTTTTTTCATTGTCCTATTCCTTAAGACAAATACAACTTGATTATTTATCATACATATTACAATAATTAAAGTACACGTAAGATTTTATCCGACTAAAGGCTGATTAGCAGAATTTTAGATTTGCCTAAAAATTATCCTAGATTATAAATCAAGAATAAAAAATCAGCATAAAGTAGATCAATTAAAAAAATCATATTCGATATGAAATCAATCTGTCAAAATAACTCCGTCACGCGGTGTAATTTTCATTTCACTCGTTAAGCGTCCACCTGTAATTGCAAGTTCTCCTAGACGTTGTGCACTCCCTACTGTTCCGTTCACTGAAGGATAAAAGTCTATATTCTTAACTCTAAAAACTTCAGCAGCGGTTTTATTCGGATTAAAGTTAAAACCCAAATTAAAACCAACGTTATTACTATTCACAACTATTTTATTATCAAATGCAACTGTACCAACAATATTATCCAAGCCCATCGTTGAACCATCTATAGGATCTACAAGCTGAATTGAGTTATTTTGAGTTTTATCCAGCTCTAGTAACCCAATAAAGTTCAGTGCATTTTTATCTTCTTTAGGAGTTCCATCACTATTATAGTCGGAAGCTGTTAAAGAAAGTGGGATAATAGAAAAATTAGCTTGTCCAGCTAGCCTTAATTTAATAGCTGCTAATACATCATAATTTTTCGTGAAGCTGTCTGAAGATGCATAACATCCGCTACTACTCGGACAAGTCTTATATTTAGCTCCTGGTAAATAACCAGCAGCGAGTTGTGCTGACATGGCCATAAGTAGTTTAGGCATACTGACATTAATTCGACCATTTTCAAAACCCATACTACCTGTACCATTAAGTAGCATATCAATATTGCGTAGACCTACATAGTAATCAGTTGGGTTGTTATTATCATTGGCATTTGCTCCACCATCAATTAAGATAATTGACGTTGATTTCGAGCCATCACTACTTACGCCCTGTGTACTAATTGAACCACTAAATCCAATTCTTTCGGAACCACTTATTGCCGTTTTCTGAATAACACCATTATTATAAGCAACCAAGTAATCGCCGCTAGCAGATCCATTACTTAAACGTGGACTAAATGCAAAATTAGCATTTAAGTTATAAATAGGTAATCCCAAACCCCATTTAGTTGTCGTAGATACTGGACTTACTACGCCATTGGCATCTGTATAAATAAATTGACCTCGACGAGACAAGGCTGAAAAATTCATCCCTCGTATTGCCAACACCGTATAAGGAGTATTATTAGTTGAGAGTGTTTGGATGTAGTCATTTGTGTTGACTAATTTATTCGCATCAACTGAGTTACCTAAATATGTTGAAGTCAGTGCTGTATTGGTAGGTAATGTAATTTGATTGGCATTAACTAAATTAAAATAGATACCATCCATGCTTAAACCAGCATGATCACTATTTAGTGCGACTCCAGAAGTTGTTTCTGTACCTATGATATTTTTACGTGTCAACAATGGAGTAATATTGGCGAATCTTAATCCGTAGGTCTGATTACCTGCTCCACCTAACTCCAAACTTGTTGCCTCAACTCCTGACAAATTGTCGCGATCACTTGTAAATTCACCATTTAGACGAAATGCAAGACCAGTATCGCCTGCAATTGAGTTACCATTTGTCACACCTAAAATAGTCGATGCAGTATCTTGAGTACCTCTTAACTGCAATACCCCATTGATCATACGACCATTGGCGCCTGCGCGTATTACTCCTTTTGCAGAGTTTGCACTTATCATTGTTCCATTACTTGCTACATTGGGTTGCAGCATAAACTCTAGATTCAATCCAGATTTACCATTTACATCTCTTTTAAAATCAACATAACCAATATCAGTGGCACCACTTCCTGCAACAGGATTTGTTCTTAAAACTAAACCCTCTGTCGGGTCAACATACATATAACCTTTGGCACCAAAATTAAAATTAAAATCATTCATTACAAGCGCATTATAAGTTGAGCTATCTTGTTTTTGACTTAAACCAATATCTAGCCCTTTTATACCTAAATCTAGTGAGGAGAATCCCGTTTTACTAAATAGGCCATCAGCAGTCGTCATGTGCATCGTTATCGGTGTATTCGCAGTATTTTGAATACTTAATTTTCCAAATGAAGCTGCATTCGTACAGGTACTAATCGAATCTGATGTTTTACATAGAGTAAATTTATCTGCCTGTACGGTTCCCAAATTAGCAGCGACATCAAGATCAAGACCAGTTTTGCTGCCATTTGCCAAACTACCTGCATTCATTTTTACAGTCACATTTGACTGATTTGCATTGGCTGTTGTTATTTTCACGCCAGTCAAACTTGCTCTTAAACTATCCTGAGTATTTGCTGTTGCGGAACTTCCAGTTTTATCATCCCAGTAAAGCTGATCAAAACCAACTGAACCATAACTAACATCAGCTACAATCCCATCCTGCCCATCCACTGCCCGCATATCACTATCGTTCATTGCCTGCATGGCATGACTATTTTGCATAGAAAATAAAATGCTACAGCTAAGAACATTTAAAAGAATTTTTTTTTGTTTATTCAGTTTAGCCGTCATTTTCAAACTCCCTTTTTATTTTACTTAACAGCGTGGATGAGTTGAATCACAACTAAAAATCATGACTTTACCATTTAATGCGAGATTCCCTGTCAGTTTCATTCCTGTGAAACCAACCTCTCTTCCATTGTCATATCCACTAACAGTATATACACCATTTGAATATGAGTTCACATTAGCAGTTCCCCCAGATGTATTTGCCAAGTAACCCGCTTTATCATCGCCTGTACCATTATCGGTTTCAATGGACATTGTATCAAAGCCAAAATTACGAAAGAGTATAGGACTATCGTATTTTGCGCCCAGCTGGATTGCTGGTTTTATAACTTCTTTACCACTATTAGTACCACTATCGGCAGTGTATTTTAGATCAACGCCATCCAAACCTAACTTTTGAATGTTAATCGTTCCCTGAATGCCTTTAAAAACAAGCCATTGACGATTTGTGGTTACATTTCCATTTTGATCATTTGCAAAACGGTTATTAAGATTAATTGCCAATCGGCAATATCTTAAATCTGAACATAAGGTGCTATCGAACTGACCTGTTGCAGTCTGATTTAGTGTCACTTTTAGGGAAATATCAGCACCCGCCTGTCCTTCAACTTTTTGTAGTTCAGTATTGTTCAGTTGCTCTAATGCCGCATGACTAGGTAATGAAATCAACACCGCCAAACTCAAAAGAATTTTTTGCAT